TGGAAGCACTACGTTAGAGAGGAAGAAACAGGTACCGGCTACTACCGCGTTGAACGCACTATTAATTTCCAGCAAGAGCTGGTACATCCCAAGACCCCACGATCAAAAGCTACTATACGCCTCGGATCCCAAGGTGTAGCCATCCTTGAGAAACACCGAGCCGAACAAGCCCAGCTACGTTTGCAATACCCTGGCTGGCTCGACCAGGACGACCCGCTAATATTTCCAACTCAACCCATCTTCACCTATAGCTCGTACCCCAACCGCAGTGGGCATCAACCTGATCAGTTAGGCCGCTACCAATATAGCGACATTATCCGTAAGGCTATCCAACGGGCTGCGACTAACGCAGGATTGGGCCAAGTAAACCCTCACGACTTCCGCCATACCCATGCCTCTAAGCTCATCAGCGAGGGATGTAATATTAAGGCCGTCAGCCACCGGCTCCGCCATACCTCCATACAAACCACCCTGGACGTATACGGCCACCTCTACTTAGACGATCAGCAAGAGGTGGCCGATATAGCAGACCGAGCGTTTAATTTTGGGTAAAAAGGTACGAAACCAGCGGGTTTCTATAGATAATCTATAGATTGATCAAATTGACATTCCATAAATATCATTAATTTAATGATATTACACTCGCATGGACGATATTCGAATGAAATAGCAACCGAATTTCCTAACAGTTTATAACTACGCCTAATAGCGTATAATAATACTGCTATTATAGGACATAGCGCGAATACTAATTAAGTACCGTTGCCATCAATTAGTGTGTTTTCCCAACGGTTTTTATAGATGGTTTATAGATTGGAATAGATAAGACTACCTACTCCCCCCAAATATCGACCACCGACTGACCTACTCCCCCCACGTATCCACCACCGTCTGACCTACTCCCCCCACGTATCCACCACCGTCTGACCTACGATATACGCCACCGCCACCGCGGCCATTGGCCAGGTAAGCTCAATAGTCCCGGTCACCGCAGCAGCACCCGCCACCGCGGTCACCGCCAGCTTACGGCTGGCTACCTTGTTAACGATTCCCTTGATTACGTCCATTGGTCCCTCCTGCTTCTATATATAATAGTATTAGGCTACTGCTAACTCTTCCTCTACTACCTGCCCGTTCTGGTTAGTGGCCTCGGCGCCTTCTTCCTCCTGACCTTCTTCCGGGGGCGCGAACTCATACAAGGCCGCGATAGCCCCGTTGGTCTGCTGGTAAGCAGTCTCGAGCTGCTGGCGCTGGGCCGTGTTCTGCTGGACCTGGCCGAGTATCTGGTCCCGCTGGGCCAGTAGCTCTTGGATGCGGGCTTTCATCTGGTCTTCCATTGTATTTCCCCTTTTACTTGTTGGCGAGAATGCCCTCTAATCGGGCTTGGCTGCGTAATAGCTCATTGAGCAATTCATTGGTGTTGTCCAGCTTATGGCCGATACCCGACAGCTCGGACTTAAGGTCTGCATTATCTGCGGGCTTGCCGTTACCCAGTACACGCGACAGTAGATACCCACCTATCGCACCTCCACCAAGACCACCTCCACCAGTAACCAGCATACTAATCGGATCCGTACTTCCATCCATTATTATTTACTCTCCGGGTGCATTGCTTTGTACGCCCATCCAAACAATGCCGTTACCATAAATGTCAAGGTCGAAACCATCGCTTCATGTTGCCAAAAATCTTGGAACTTTACCCCACCTATCCAAGTATTACCTGCTTTACATAGTTCGTAAAATAGTGCTACTGTTACCGCTGCGCCCCCTGACCAATATCCTGCTTTACTGGCTTCCTCTTTTGCTTTTTGCTTTTTGGTGATCGTCACCAAGTCGCGCCGTACTTTTTTGGCCTCCTGCACCGCTTCCTTTTCGCTTTTCCCTGTACGCCTTAAGGCTGTTTCAGTGGCTCCCTTCATCCGCTTACATTCTTGGTAGGATTCCATTAGCCGACTATAACACATCTTTAGCTCCCCAAAACTCGCGCACTCATCGGGGCTTTGCGGGAAGTTCCGATAGGGTCTATTCATCTGTAAACTCTTGTCTTGTCAGCAAGCCAATCGTTTATCCTATCTACTGATCTTTTCAGAGATTCAATTTTCTTATTTGCTCTTTCCACCTCACTACGCACCATCAGTATTAGTAACAGATTGAGTGCTAATAATGATATGCCTACAACCGCAAATGTGGCTTGGATCTCTTCAGCGTCCACGACTTTTCTTCTTTTGCTTGTCTGCGACTATTCCAGCAAAAATCAACGCCACTGCAAATGCGACAATCGAACTCGACAGCATCGTGAATGCCAACTCGCAGTTCGTCACGCTGCCCACGTTGCGGTTTTCTCAACAGACGCAGTTTTTTGCGATTCGATGCTATTTGCTAATTGTTGCCGCAACTCTGCATCGTTGCCCCACGCCTCAAGCTGAGTTTTAATTTTGTCGGGCAACGCATCCATATCGCTGAACGCCGCGAAAGCAGAACGCTCAACGGTGGACGGATCGCTAAGACTAACCCAAGGATCTGTTGATGCTGTATACGTTTTATCGTCCACGGTTTCGCTTGCAGTGAGAACGCAGACAATGGCTTCGATAAAGTCTGGTGCCTCTTCTCCATCGGCCAACACTCGGTTCGCGGTCTGGACGCGATCAGTGATTGTTAGATTGTATTCGATTGCCATATTAAGCGGACTCCAATGCCGCGATTTTTGCCTCTGCCGCCTCCACGCGATCAAGCAATTCTTGGATTGCGACTAACGCTACTCCACTCAAGTCCTTTGGTGCGATGCTCGGATTTAGTATTTGCTCACCCTCGGCATTTAACACCTCTCGCCGTGGATCTTGCCCGATCTGAAAAGTATCCCAAAAATCTTCGGCAGTAGGAGAAACGTGAGTTTCAGTAACAGGTTTATCATCGGGCAAATCGGCTTGTTTGTATTTCGATACCCGTAGTGTTTTGAGTTTCGGCAAAACACCATCGGGCCAAACTTCTTGGCGTGTTCCGTAGTATTTTTTGTTTGCCGCCGCAGAGGAATCAGTCCACACGCCACTCGATGATAATGTGCCAGCAACCGCCGAATTATTGCTGTATACCCGCAAATAGAAATAACTATCAATCGTACCGGCAGAAACATCGGTCACGAACCAACCACTCGACCCCACTTGGACTTTACTGCCGCCATCGTCTTTGTAGTATACGCCGTACGCCCCGGCAAAATCGTTATCGGCAGGTGAGGAGGACTCCATGTAACTGTCAATGCTCGTACCCGTCACATTTCCAGAGGTTCCATGTACCAGAATTTGCGGTGCGGTAGTGTCTGAAATCGTCAGCCTTGCGCTGGGCGAGGACGTTCCAATGCCAAGGTCGCCGCCCACCAAAGCCATTTCTACCGCCTGTCCATTGCAGGCAAAACCCATCGTGTCGATGTTTTGAGTGTATTGGATATACCCTTTCCATTGATCGGGATCGCCGTTACCATCGCCAAACGCAAGTCGCCCAATACCACTTGCGTTAGTAATTATTGAGACTCCGCTGCGAGTTGCAGTACCAGACGTATTGCCGACAACGAGAACTGCACCAGACGCATCTGTGTAGTCTTCTGGATCGGTGATATTGATGCCGACTTTGCCCGATACCAACGCCATTGTGTCTGTAAGCGTTCCGGCTATTGTATTACGAAACTTGATCGACCCGTCCTCCGTCCCATCGGTAACATCGTCAGTGTACGCTTTTATATCACCAAACAATGTTTCCTCATCCGCTGAATTATCTGCGTAAAACCCAACAGATCCCACAGCATCAGCATCAGCCGGAGAAGATCCCGTTTTGTAAAAGTGAAGCATCCCTTCGTGCTGATCGGCATTAGTATTTTCGATCTTGATTTTTGGATCACCCGCGCCAGAGCTTTTCAGATGCAATAAAGTGCTTGGCGCGTTCGTGCCTATGCCAATCCGATCAGTAGACGCATCCGCGAAAAATAGATTGGCATTGGAGTCGCCTTCTATCCTAAAATCCTTATCCGCACCGGCTTCATTAAAGACAAACGATCCACCGTCAAAGCTCACATTGCCCGTTGCTGTCAACGCTCCCGTAACCGCAAGCGTCGAACCATCGAAGGTGAGGTTGGCCTCGCCATTCAAGGAGTTAGAATCCGTGAATGTAGCAATGCGGTTGTCTGCGCCATTAGCAGCATCCACGCTTCCCGCACCGGGTGCCGCTTCCCACGCAGGGACTGTACCAGCACCTCCGGTGGTGAGTACGTAACCGTCAGTGGACGCACCCAGTCGCGCCAAGAACCCAGACGCATTGCGGTAATACAGGTCGCCTGTAGCATCCGATCCCACTGCAATTCCAGCATTGGTGAAGATCAGATCGTCAGCACTCTCGTCCCAAAGCAAGTTGCTTCCACTGGTATCCCCATAGAACCTTACATCCTTGCCAGTCCCATTCACCCCTACGGTTACAGTGCCGGTAAACGTCTTGTCACCGGTGAATGTTTGCGTAGTGGTAAGGTGGGCGGTGTCAGCATCCAGATAGGCAGACGCGATTACCCCGCCATTCCAAGTCTTGTTCGTCAGGGTATGGGTGCTGGAGATTGTCGGTATTGCAACTCCCTCAATGCTCAATATACCACTGGAAGCGGTTAGTGTATTCTCGGAGGCATGAGAGAGTTCAATGCCTGTAAATTGTGGGCTGTTACCAGTGCCTACTCCAATGCTTGTACGTAGGGTGGCCCCACTCTCCGCTACTGGGTCCGTTGTTCCATCCCCGACTATCATCTCCCCATCACCTAATACTGCCATCGCGGTTACAGCACCCGTCCCGCTGCCCAGCAACACACCCCCGTCCGTGAGGGAGGTCGCTCCTGTCCCACCGTAAGGCACGGTTACAGCAGTTCCTTGCCAAGTGCCAGTGCCAATCGTGCCTACGGTTGCTATATTGGTTCCACCCACGCTATGGGACGCGAAGTAGGTCGATACTGTATCGACGTTGGTCATCCGCATCGTCCCGCCATCGTTGATGAGTATCCCATCACCCGATGCTACGGCAGTGGTGCCTCGCGCTGTTCCTCCGTCAATTAGGTTTATCTCAGCGGTAGTGGTTGTTACCCCGTCCAATATGTTGAGTTCAGCAGCAGAGGATGTAACCACCGTCCCAGCAAGAGAGAGGCCGTTTGTCCCATCGTGACTTGCGATATTAAAGTTGTAACTACCATCACTGAAAGTCGTATTCCCGGTGATCGTCGGCGTGTTGATCGTGGGGCTGGTGATCGTCTTGTTCGTTAAGGTATCAGTGCTGGATATAGTGGGGATCGCCACACTCTCAATACTCAAGATGCCACCGGATGCGGTAAGCGTATTGGCCGAAGCATGAGAGAGTTCGATACCACCCGTAGCAGTGGTGGTTCCTGTAACCGTCAGGTTATCAGCTACGGTAGTCTCGCTGGTCGTGTGGCCTATGGTTACAGCAATGCCGGAAGTCTCAGTAGCCAGCTTTAGTGCGCCAGTGGCATTCGTGATATACGAGTCGCTTCCATCATGGTATAGCTGAAGATCATCTCCAGTTCCCAATTTGATATTCGCGCTATCAGGCATATCAATATGGGTAGTTGGGTTGATCTGCCCGGTTACACTGAGCGATCCAGCTACTATACCATCCCCGGCTATGCTTAAGTTGCGTATCTGATTGCCAGCAGTTCCATCATCAAGATCCCGGTTGGCATCTAACACAAGGGCCTTTGATGCTGCGGCTATACCAGCGGTTACACCGAGGTTGGCAGCATTTAAATTGCCATTGGCTGTAGCTATAATATTGTCAAATTCAGCATTTAAGTCTGAGGCAGTAAGTGTCTCGCTCGCCGCCCAAGTCTTAGTTCTTGATATAGTTGCCATTAGTAAGTCCCAGTTGCTGAGTATGCTTCTATGTTGAGGTTGTCAATGTCTGATCTTGAAGTAGGTGTTCCCCGTGCTGCCCTGCTCAGTGCCTCTTGTATTGTAGTCTTCTTTTCTTTTGGGATATTTTCTTCAAGTTGGTTTATCAACCTACCCACATCCCATCCATACTTGGCCGAATCTTTAAGTATTCGCCACACCTTTAGTCCATTTTCATAGTCAGCGCCCATAAATTTATTTAACTTACCTTCATTCTTACTTAACCATTCCCCAAACCGAGGGTGACCTGCCGCCATTTTAGTTAGGAACCGAGGGTTCATCATAAGCATTGAACTAATAGCGCCCAATGCTCCGCCTACTGCCATGCCAGCAGTTGGGAATGAATCTCCTGTCATTGCGCCCTCAAACATCCCCACGCCCAACGCCCCATACATGGCGTGTCGCGCTACTAAATTATTCGCCACTATTGGACTTGCCACTGAAGCGATTAACATTGGGACAATATCATTACTACCAGTCATCCGCTCTAAATCTTTTAAAAGATCCAGATTGTACCGCGCCATATCCGTATTGCCAAGTGTTTGTACTAATTTATTATATACCCCAGTCCTAACCCCTTCACGCGGCCTCGCAAACTCTGTACCACTTCCAACTACCTGTCCGGGTTGTACCCCAAAAGACTCACTGAGATCAGACATGACAATTCTATGCTGCTCATAGTCACGCATTACTTTATTATAGTCTGGACCCAATAGTCGCCCAAGTTCTTCTTGCAATACTGTCCGTAGGTTATTGTATGCAACGCGGGCATCTCTCGTCATTTTGTCTTCGGGTGTAAATGAGTCGATTAATAGGTCCACCTCCCGCCTCATTTTATACACATCACGCAATGTTACCGGGGTTTCCATTCCCCAAGTGGTAGTATTAAAGTTGAGTATTTTTCTTAAAACCTCTTCAACCTTACTTGTCCTATCTTTTAAAAACTCAGACAATGGCCCTTTTTCTAAGTCCACCTTCAATGGATGTATGGGGTTTTTGGGTTTTGGGACATCCTTTGGTGGATCAGGTAATTCTACTACATGGGTAATATCAAACCCTAAATCAACAAGCCTTTCTTCAATGGCCTCTTTTACTTCATGGTATGTATGCTTGTCTGTAAATTCGTCCAGCTTATCTCCCATTGCAGCCAGCCCCTTATTATAATGCTGGGATGCTGACTTCTGTAGTTGATCTGCTCCACTATTTACCCTTAATATAAGTCGATCTATGCGCTCTGGTGAGGTTAGTTTTTGAAACTCTTTTATCCGGTCACCCACCTTGATATTCTTGACTACGCCATTCTCAATAACTGGATCGTTGGATATATTAAGAGTTTCAGCTATTGTGCGGGGAGGAGATCCACCCATCATTGATATAGGCTGCCCAAACATTTCTATAGAGTGACTCGGAACATTCTCTGCGCCTCTGCCCACTGTCTCTAATGGTATACCTTTATTAGTTAGGTCTTCCCACTTTGATGGTATTTCCCTTCTAAGTATATCTGCTGTGCGAACAAAGCCTCGTGCAGTATTGCCTGTTAGAAATCCAAAATCAAGTCCCGCCACCTGAGATGCTGTGTGAGCAGTCCCGGCCAACTTCTTTACCATGCGAGGGACTTTAGTCGCCGCCGCCGCCGACCTCAAAGGCCCCGTAGGTGCTACTTGTGCCGCTGTAACCGCCGAGCGCAATGGGTCTGCTGATATACCTTGTGGACTTGCCTGATACCGGGCTTGTTCTACTACCGCATCTGCCAGCGCCCTCTTTTCTTTCATGCCCGGTAAGTCACGATGCCCTTTCCCTTGTCGAGTAAGGCCCGTAGCAATATCCCACCCTATTTCTGCGGTGCCAAGTGGATCAGAGATAAGATCAGCTATGGCTGTCACCTCTTCGGATATTATCTCGCCAAACCTATCCCAAGTAGCATTTTCCCACATAATTTGGGGGTCTAATTCGCTATACTCTTGTGGTACAATAGTAATACCAGCCGCGTCTATTATTCCCCTATCCTTGGAATAATTCCAAAAAACATCAGGACTATTATAGTTTGTCCCATACTCCGCCTTCATTGCCGCTACTGTTCTGTGCTTATCATCCTCACTGAGAGTGGGCCACACATAATTCATAAACTCGCGGGTGGTTCTAAATTCAGTTTTCATTCTGGAACCCCCGTTGAGTCTTGTGCTGCTTCGCTATACAAATTGCTAAATGACTGTCCTTCAGCCTTAGATGCCTGTTCAATGCCCCCTTCTCCACTCCACACTACAGTCCCATCTTCGTTTTCTGTAAAATTATTATTAAACCCTTCCCCAAGGGTGTTTCTTATTGTATTGATATACTGTTGGCGTATTTTTACTACAGATGGATCACTCTGGTTTTTTAAAAACTCAGTGTTTATTTGTTCTACCATTCCCCGTATAGCACTCTCTGACACTATACCCCTTTTCTGTGCCGCCTTCCACCCCTTTAAGTCAAATTCGCCACTTTTAGTGTAGTCCCACACCGGAACATGGAACTCCTGCTCGTTGCCAAACTGATCTACTATAGCCTCTCGTTTAGCCACAAGCATATCTGTTAGGTTTTGAAATAATGCTTTCGCTGTAACTTTCCTATCCGATCTTTCTGGTATAAGATTAGCAACCGCTTCTGCATCTTTATCTGATGGTCTACCGCCATTAATTAATGAAGCAAGCTCTACTGTCCAGCCCTTTCGCGTGGACTCCCACACCGCCTCATCGACAGCCCAGAATTGGTGGATAGGAATGTGTCCAAATATTGGCCCTGAAAGACTCTGTTTAAAGAATAATTCTTCCTTTTGCTGTATTTGTGCTATACCAGCATTAATATTTGCGATCTCTTTCTTGGCCCAAGCATCTAAGGAAAAACCTTCACGTTCCTCTTCTTGTGCTTCAAATTGGGCTGAGTTGTAGGCTAATTGATATGTTGCTAATCCGCCTCCGCCGCGAACTTTCTCTAAATCTGTAACCAGCCCCGGATTTTTCGCTAACATCTCAGAAAAAGTATCATTGGTCCTCCAGTTACTTTTGCCAGATTCTCGTATTACACGAATTAGCTGAGAGGGACCAAGACCCTTGGAAGTTGTTTGAATTTGCCCAGCAACCTTACCTGCCTCATATGCTGCTAAGGCAGCCTCTCTCTCTTCCATTGTTATGGGATCGTTAGTTTTCTTTTCCCATTCTTCGAGTATATCTTCTAATGGCCTGCGCTCACCAGACAGAAAACCATATTGCGCTGACTCTTTTACGAATTTCTCAAACTGCATTAAACTATTGTTTATTCTTGTCTTGTCCTTATTTCGTCTGGTTGTTCTTTCTTCTTTTTGCCCTTTTTCAAAGCCCTCTGAAAGCGAAGAAATCAATGCCCTCTGTATTGCTGGAGATTTCTGCTTTAGGGATTTTAATAAATTTGGATTTAAGGATGCCTCTGGGTTACTATAAAATTCTTCCGTATCCCTTCCCTCTTTCCATTTTCTTCCCAAACTTTCACCAAATGCTTTAAATATTCCCTTATCTGTAGTTTCTTCTGCATGTGATGGAGAATCAAGTTTGGGCTTGGTTAGCTTAGTGAGAATAGCTTGTTGATCCAGTGCGCGTTGTGCTTCCCTCTGTTTAACAAACTGGTCAGCACCACTTGCAAGGCCCTTCATAATAGAGGTCATCTTCCCAGCGCGAGGGGTTTCCCTTGGGGCCTGAGCGACCATGTTACCAGCCAGTGCATTGATAAGGTTGGCCTGAGCTACGCCCTGTGCTTGTCTCTTGTCCGAAGCCGCAACATCTCTGCCGCCAAAGTAGGCACCACCCGCCGTAGCCAGCGCCCTCAATATACCGAGTCCGGTGTCCAGCCCACTTCGTTCGGTTACAGGTTCGCCATAGACCTCTTGGCCGCCACCCATTTGCGGCCCAGCCATATTGTAACCATCGACGGCCCTCTCATCGCCCGGAGCTAAGTCGGGTTGATCCGGTTGAGCTACATCTTCTGCAACAGGAGAGTCTATTCCTTCGTACTCTGGAGATATTAACCCCAGTTCTTCTTTCTTGTCGCCGCCATACTGAGGCTGTATAGGCTGGCTAATGGATGGCTTGGCCGCCTGTCCAATAACAGACAACATTCCTCCGCCAAGTCGGGGGTCTACCTGTCGTCCTCCCGGCTCCTGTGCCAGTCTCTTATACATCTGGATGGCGGTACGCCTATCTACTCCAGACTCCTGCATTATCTGCTGTATTGCAGCCTCGACCTGTGGATCGTCGTAGGGCCTAAGTTCGGGCATTATATTGTCCGCCTGTTGCTGTTCGTATTCACTGAAAGCCTTAAAGAAGGCGCGGGACATTGGGTCGCGCTCCCAGCGTTCCCCGGTGCCACCTTCCATACTCTTTGAATATAACTCATCTGGCTCGTAACCGCTCCATATCTCATTAGCCCTACGCTCTATCGCTTGCCATGCTTCTGGGTCAGACTCAAGAAGCGCATTAAGCCGAGGCACCCACTGAGCTACGCCCTTGTATCCCTTAAGGCTGGGGCTGTAACCGTAGGCTGGCACTGATTATCTGAGGCCCCTTTTAAGACGCTCCCAGTCTATATTGGGAGAACCGCCTTGAGGAAAAGCCGGACCACCCCAGTTCAGCCCACCGGATACGCCCGGCGCACCCATGCCGCGAGCGGCTTGGTTGATCTTATTGGCTCCGCCAAATAAGCCCGACAGTGCATTAGTCAATGCCCCACCCTTGCTTTCAATGAGTTTCTGTACAAGATCCTGAACTACCGGATCTCCCAACATACTCTCTGCTGCTCCGGGTGGCCTACGGTCCAAGGCTGTAGAGCGGCCCATCGTAGAGCTACCAAGGGCTTGTGTCATATTCCTCATAGACTCTTTGCGATCTGCTCTTCTTGACTCTCTGGCTTGCGCTCTATTGCCAAGTAGCTGACTAAGAAGAGTCATGCCCCCCTTAGCTAATAAACTCAAAGTTACAGGATCAGGCATTGCCATTAGCTATTCCTTTTTATTCGTCTTTGGGTGTTGGTGTAGGACCGGGGCGATTTCTACTGTCTCGCAGCGCCCTGCGCTCCCAATCCGCACGGCGATCTATGGACTCTTGATCTGATCCGGGGTATATAATCCCAGCCAAGGCACTAATTGTCTCGGGCGGCAGATCAAGTTGAGTGGTGATGAGTTCAAATAGTTGCCTATTTGCATCAGAAAGGTCATCAGTGCCTAACTGAAGGTCTGGGTCAAGGGCAGACATCGCAGCAGCAAGGACATCCATATCAGCCTCTCTGCCACCAAGCGTCCTATCCTCTCCCAAGTACCCTAAGAGATCAGCAATGCCTATGTCGCGCCTCGACATAGTGTCGGTGAGGGCAGCGGCTCTATCCATAGCGCCCGTCCTCAAGTCCTGCATGCGCTTGGCTGCATCGCTCAGGACATCTGCTTCGCCTCTCATAGCTGCGGTATCATAATCCACTAAGGCATCCGTGGTGTCAGTAGATGTAGTAAGGAGGCCAAGCCTATTAAGGTCTTCCTCAAGCTGGCTCCTTCCTTCCTTGGTTTGTTTGCCAAAATCAGCAAGCAGTGAAGCTGTAATTGGGTCGGCGCGTAACCAATCCGAGTACGTTTTTCCCGGCGCTGTGCCAAACTCCGATGGATCTCGCCCATACGCTGCGGTTATCTGATCTTGTAAGCCCCTTAGCCATGCGTCTGTTCCAAATGGCATCTCATCTTCTCCTGTGGAAGCGTCACCTGCGCCATCCCCATCCCCTACGCCATCCTCACCGCCAGCCGTTGCGAGTTTTCCGGCGCGAATTTCTTTAGTTAGGTCTGTATCAAGCCGTGCTATTGCTGTATTAAAATCCTCCGCACTCATTCTGCCTTCCAGAAAACCCTGTAGGTTCCCCCAGAAACCTTGATCCATGCCGCCAACAAAATTAGCCAGATCGCCTACGCCTGAAAACTGATTCCATATCTCTTCTGGCATCCCCATCTCGGTAAGATCTCTTATCCCAGAGAAGTCGAGTCCCAAATTTTGTAAATTGCTAAGTTGATCCTCTCCACTGAAGTCAATCCCTACATCGCCGGGTAGTAGGTTTTGGCCGCTGAAGTCAATGCCTACATCACTGGGGATTAAGTCTTGGCCGCTGAAGTCAATCCCCACATCGCCGGGGATTAGGTCATCTGGAAGTCTACCCGATATAAGATTGAGGACGTTCTGGCGGCTTGGTAAAAAGCCACCAATTTGCTCATCTGTTAAGGTTTCAGGTAGGAAGCTGCTGATTTGCTCGTCTGTTAGCTTGTCGGGTAGCAATGCCTCTATTTGAGGGGTTAGGTCTGTTGGCATCGCACCTGTAAGTAAATCGGTTACATTCTTCTCCAAACTGTCAGGCAGTAAGTCCTCTACTTGGGGGATTAAACTTTCTGGTAGTAAGCCGCCAATTTCCCCTTCTAAATACTTAGAAAAACGCTCCTTGGCGAACTCCTTTTGCAGTGGGTCAACGAGAGTACCAAATGGGTCAAAATTAGATACACTCCTTACTGTTTCATCCCATTGGCTGTCTCCACCAAACATTTCATTTACATAATCCACCATACCTGCTTCGATTGGATCGAAGAAGTCGGCTCCTCCCATCGCCCCCAACATTTGATCCCCGGTAATTTTACCAAGAGGCCCACTAATGGCCCCCAGTATTGCATCTTGGGTTACAGGGTCAATGGTAGGCTTCAGGTCTTGTATTCGACTTGCTGCACCACGAATAGCCATGTCTAAAGGGGAGTCTGCGCCAGTAGCATCTGCCAACGCCATTTCAAGGGGGTTAAAGAACGTGGTTGTATCTAACCCCATGTCTGCAAGGGTTGTTCCAGATAAGTCAGGAGGAGTTATTTCACTAATACGAGTCCCAAGGTCGCCAATTTCGGTATCTGCTGCTCTTTGGAATGCGTCTATAACATCTGCGAAGGTATTAACCGCCTCTGGAAGACCAAGGTCCGCAGCGGTTACACCCGGCAAGTCGAGATCAGCCGCACTTAGGCCCGGCAAGACTCCAAGCTGCTTCATGTCCGCTGCGGTTACTTTTGGAAGGCCAAGGTCTGCTTTAGTAAGTCCGGGCAGTAGTCCGGTTAAAAAGTCGTACATCTGCTCTCTACCCGGAACACCTAAGTCAGATACGTCCACGCTGGGAAGTTGTAAGTCGGCAACACTAAGTCCGGGTAAAACACCAAGCTGTCTCATATCCGCTGCGGTTACTTCTGGCAGGTCGAGGTCGCTTGCGGTTATCTTAGGCAAAAACTGTAATAATGCCGCTTGAAACTCATTTGGTGAGGTAAGGAATTGATTAAGTAAATCGGACTTGGTTACCTCATCGAAGGGGAGGGCTGATAGAATTTCCCCCGCTTCTGGCAAGCTAAGGTCACCAGCCTCAATCTTGGGCATCAAGCTCAGGATTTTATCTTGAAACTCTACAGGACGCACCCCCGGCATCCTGTCCAGTATATCAGCACCAGTAATATCTTGGAATGGTAGCTCACCCAATATCTGAGCAGCATCCGGCATGTTTATAGCCCTCAACACATCCATAGCACCCGGCAGAGATAAATCAGTAGCTGCGATGTCGGGCATTAAGTCGAGAACTTCATCCTTGAATGCAACTGGATCTACTCCGGGTAATAACCCAAGCAAGTTATCGCTCGTTATATCGCCAAAGGGTAACTTGCCAAGTATTTGATCAGCATCTGGCATCGCCATCTTACCCAACAACATTGACGCATCGGGCATAATCAGCTTGTCTAATATATTCTGATCCGTGGGAAGTAGTCCCAATACAGCCTTAGATACAGCATCCTTTTCGGGTAATCCAAGCTGGTCTACGCCAAGTTCGGGTAGCTTGCCTTGCAAAAGACCAAGCATCGCTTGCTCATCAGGCATGGTCAGGTCAGAAGCTGTAATGTCTGGGAGAGATCCCAATACAGCGGTTTCTACAATATCTTCACTTGGCAATCCAATATCTTCTACGCCAAGTTCGGGGATAGCGCCCTTAATCAGGCCCTCCATCACTTCAGTATCAGGCATAGTCAGGTCACTTGCGGTAACCTGATAGGGCTGTAGCTCAGGAGTGAGGGCGGTTACAATGGCTTGCATCTCCGCAGCCGTTGGCATCCTGCCGCCCATCATCTGGCTTATGACGCTCATTAACTCACGGTCTGCCGACCCCATGCCTGTAATATTGGAAAGGCGTTCATCTATCCCCGGCAACTGCTCGGCCATTGTCGTTATTTGGCTTGGTAATTGTCCAAGGTTAGGTACTTCTATTTCTCCGAGCGTATTACCAAGGAGCCTTGCCCTTTTTATCTCATCGTTAATGAGTTCTGTTATACCCCCATCGCCGGGGAAAGTGCCTCTTATATCTTGATTCAGGGTTTGCAGTAAGGCATCGGCCTGATCTTGAGCCTGACCAATGCCAGCGGGAGGTGTAAAGTCTGTGATCTCACCAAGGAGGCCCTTGACCTTATCTGCGGCTATTGCCAAGCCTCCATCGGGGTATAATTCTCCCAAGCCCCCTGCCTGTGCATCAAACCCACTAATACCCGTACCGTAACCACCTCCCCCATATAGCCGCTGGTAGATGTCGGTTACACTGGTCCCTAAGTTCTCTATGGCGGGTAATTCGGGACTCCATGCCTCTATCTGGCCTAATCGGTCTTGAATGCCCCTTAACTGGGTATCGTCAAAGTTTAAATTAAGATCAGCAAAAGAAGGCAGGGACGGGGGTAGATCCGAAAAGCCTTGAAAAACCGGGTCAAACACATTCCCTTCAGTGCCAGTTGGATCTGCGCCTTCTCTTGCCGTATAGGACCATGGAGTAACACCCGATGATCCACCACCTTCGGCGGTGTCGGTAGACAGTGGACCTCCCCTTAGTGCCGGGAGAAATGTTCCTTGCCACCAATCATGGAGGGTGTCTCTGTCTTGTCCCTGAAGCTGAGATCCTTCCCTTCCTCCTATGTCTGAGGCATATCCGGGTATACCAAGAGTGTTAATGATTCCCTGAGCAATAGTGTCGCCCAACCCATGTCCGCCTCTATTCCATGCAAGTTCAGCCAGTGTATTTCCGGGGTCCATCCCGTGGATGCCTTGATCCCATATTCCTCCAACATGGGCCTTCCATGGGTTGACAAGGGAATTAGTGAAGTCCACTTTGTTTCGACTGGCACCAGTGCTATCACCGCCATATCCAAATAGTGTTTCATCTAATGGCCTGTTTTTATTCGTTAGCCCTGTACCCTCAAACTTTTTAAAAGATCCCCCTGACGTTGCTGCCATTATTCTACTCCCACTCTACGCTTGCGCTTTTGGCCCAGAGGCTTATAAGCAAGGTGTACATTGCGAAACACAAATGGCTCATCAGCATCAGTGTTTTTAACGATCAGGCTTGTATGGGCATCGTACCCTTGTAACCGGACATCTCCATAAACTACTTTTGGCTTGTTTGGGAACCCAGCGCCGAGAGGGTCTGCGTCAAGGGTAAAAGCGCCAAGTACCCCCTCAGTTATACCCATGCTCAATACGCTGGGCGCACCACCGACAAGGCCAGCCGATGCTTGCTGTACTTGAACCTGCCAATCGCCGCCCTGCTCATCGAAGTAGCACCGAGCATATACCCACCTCTTGCGTACCACATCATCCTCAGTATGGCCGCTCGTCTGGAAAGAAGCTACGATAGCATCGGTTTCGTCTTTGTCACCAACCGCGAGGTCTAAGAGCTTGCCGGTGTAGGTGCCGCCATGGGGCTTGTTGTCTATAAGTGCAGCGCAGTTGATCTCCCGATCTTCATAGGGACCAAACCAGAAGTCATCAAGGATATTGTATATAATAATAGAGTTGAACTTAACCTGAGTGGTAGGCTCAGAGGAGTCTGTAAAGAAGAACCAAACCTCATTCTCATTAGGGTAGTAGACCGCAAACCCATCCTCAAGTCCATCATGTTGATTGTCTTGGCGACTCACCCTCAACTTGCTCCAGTAACCGGCATCCAAGGCTTGGGACTTTTTCTCTAAGGCTTCTCCTCCATCCCAAGAGTATATACCATCGCGCCGAACCATCATCTGAGTTCCATCTGGCAAGGCGATAGTATTGCGACCACCTATCCCGCCCTGCGTTGTAACCGGCTTGATGGAGTATGGGGTATTTGCCGTTCCCGTTGGTGACAACACCCAGATACCTGACTCTGTGTGGACAGCCAATGAGTCATCTTGGGCCACCAGTGCTGTTATGGGACCACCAAGGTCGTAGTTGCCCTCCCAACTCTCATAGTTGCCAGCCCCGGATCGGTATACCCGGTCTTTTTGTGCGCTTGATCCACTGCTATTTGCTATCCAAAGCCTATTGTCCCAATGGGCAATATGGGCTGCCGTGGTTACACCAGAGGGCAGTGCGCTCCATGCGGTGATCGTCGCCCCTCCAGCCGCCTTGATTGGTGGGTCTTCCCCATTCAGTGCATACAGCACCCCGTTGGCGTTGACCCACTGCCACACGTAACCATTGCTGCCATCCACATCATCTGCGGTGATGGTTACAGATCCCCTGCGGTTCACCCAATCCGCGTCACTGGCCCCGGTATGTTCGTAGTACTCGTCCTTGACGAACATGAACGTGTACTTCACATTCGACGCATTCACCCACTGACCACACCCGGTTACTGTATTGATGACTGGGTCGCCGGGCGATGCCACCGCAGTCTCAAGGGCCGATTCGCCATTGTAGCTTGCCGATCCCTTGCGCTTCTCTACTTGACCAGCCGTACCGATCCGACAATTTACCGTAGAGGCAAGTTCATCAGGTAGGGTGTTTTCAGTAGGCTTATCATACCTTACGCCACCCATCCATGGACCCAATACAACGGTCTGACCTTGGCGGATACCCGGCATTATAGTGATCCTTCCGGTACGCCGTATGTCCACCCAGAATCAGTCATGGGTGGCAGCATCTGTCGGGTTACAATATCCCCAAGTACGTCTATGTTGTTCCTCCTTGCCCTACTCATAGCCTTCTGAAACTCAGCCTCTTCAATCAAGCCCCCCTCATCATCGCCCTCCTGCTGCTTGAGCAGTCGAGCTATTCCAAAATATAATGCTGGCTGAACGATAGGATGGATGTAACCATCCAAGGAGTCAGTGTCATTTTCTACTGTGAAGTCAGGGGTGTAGGAGTAGTACTGGTAGGTAATAGACTCGTTAGTAGTAGAGTCCATTGGGTATAATGCAAGCTGTATAACCCCGGAAGAGTCAATACCCCATGGATATAAGTAGCATGGGGTACCCTTCTCGGTGAAATCGGGGTCTTGGCGCTGTATAATGCGAGGACGCTCTATAGAGAGTGTGTCGTTACCAGATTCGTTAAACGCACTGATAAGGGACTGTACGTTGCTTGCCCCAGAATACAACCTCGTAGTAGTGTCGCTGACGTAGGTTCCCAGATCCCCAGAGCTTGTACCACTAACTGTATCGGAAGTGGTAAACGTCCCAGATTCCGACTTGAAGGTGAGGGTGGACTCCCCAGCGGTATGGGATACTACAGTAGCTGTTGCACTGGAAGAACTGCCTGTGATTGTATCTCCAGCAGTATATTGCTCAGAGGAGCCAATACCGGAGAGGGTCATTGTCTTAGTAGTAGTAATAGTCCCAGTTTTGAACTTCCACCACCAAGTGGCATCTCCCTCAATCTCTTTGATTACCGCATTGAGATAGGTTCTGCCGTAGTCCTTGTAGGCTGTATTTGTCTCTTCAAGACCAGCCCTTCTGAGGCCGACCTGTATAGTAGCGAGAACAGTTGCCATGCGAGTCCTTAATGTAAGTCAGTCCAAGATCCGCCAGCATAAACTTGTAACTTGTTCGTGGTTTCATTGTATACCACCATCCCATTACTCGCCGTAAGCGCGTTGCGCTCTGTGGTGGTAAGGGACGGGAACAGCACTGTCTCACCTGCCTCAAAGTTGTTTATACGGGCCGAGTTGCCAATGAAAGCGGTTGCTCTCGCCTCTCCACTGACATCAAGGTTCCTCGCGTTCACTACCCGGTCAATCCTTCAGTGGGAAATTCCATCTGAGCGCGATCCGCAAGCTCTTCGGCACTGCCAAAATTCATGCCTTGGAGTGTCATCTGCCGCGATGAAATAGAATTACCCTCATGCCACCTGCGTAACCACGCCTTGGCGTGGGGTCCATTGCCAGAGGGATCTCCATCCTTGTCTGTAACCGAAGATGGAGGCACTGGCTCAAAGCCCTCTTCGTGAATGACGCTGCCAAACGCAGCTACCACACTCGATGGATTGGGAACCTTTTTCTTTTTAACGCCGGGCCTTTCCTGCCCAACTGCATTGGGATTGTAACCGGAGGATTGAGACAGCTTCTGCACGATCTGTGCTTGTAATTCTGGGCTGGCTTTTTCCAAGATTCCAATCAACTGAGATGCAGTCTCGTCCGCATTTGGAGCTACTGCCGGAACTGGCGCAGTGTCTTCCGCTACGGTTACCGAAATCGGCTCTACAGCCTCGGTCTTTTTCTGATTAGCCATTAGTTCCTCTGTTTAGAGTAAAGGTTGCAGGTGGGTACCGTGTTCGCTGGGGGCACCCACCTGCAAGGTTACTTAGTTGTCCAGACCATTTCTGACGAATGGGCGAGACAATTCAACGTCCGCAACGCCACTGGAAATGGCACTTGCGCCCTTCATGCCGCTAATAAAATCACCGGCTACATCTTCATCGTCTACCTCACCAGCAGTGCTGGTAAGGTAGCAGTCGCCATTGTCGGCAAAGCTCGCCGACACTTGTACAGACCCCTTGCCTTGGACCTGATACCATCCGTAGCGAGAGGCCACCGTAGCCGCCATAGCGATGGCAATCGGGCCAATATCGTCGGCATCAGCCCTCTTTGTCGAATAATCGTCGGCATTATAGATAACTGCGTCACCGGCAACGGTAGACGCAACGCCCTGAAGATAAATGAACTCACCATCGCCGCGATCATCGTCACCAGTATCGCTGGCCGTAACAATAGCGCCAAGCTGGTGATTCTTGACCGTTGACACATCGGTGATGGGCTGTGCGCCGACAAAGCCGGGCTGGGTAACTTTCCAAGAAGCCGCCATAGTATATGTCTCCTCTTAGGCCGCAGTCATGGCTGTAGAACGTCCCAGCCGTGCGCGGTGATTGGTGGTCAACTGCATTCCAGCAACCACAAACGCAACCTTTGCAAGCTGGTTTGACGGTTTCTCAAATGGAGTCTTGGCGAAGTTCATGCCAGCCTGAACCTTGAGTTTTAGAAACTTCTTGTTGATAAAGTACATCTCCGATGCGGGAGCATCGCGGTCAGGAACAATAGACGCGCCACGGAAGGTCGGGTTACGACCATCCACGCCCACGCGACCACCAACCGTGGTCCTCAAATGCCCGGTACCCTCGAAAATCTCCTCATAGTTACCATACAAATCATAGTTGGTAAAAATGATGTCAGGCGATTCGTTACCTTCCGTGCAAAGGTTCCACATATCGCCCATCTTGGCAACGCCGTCATAGATATCGCCATTGGTTTTCGTAAGGAAATTAGTGGCAAGAGCCGTGCTGTCGGTCTGGTTGGCCCACCACGTATGCTCCGACGCTGTAGAGGTGATGCCACCAAGAGCGCCAATCCCGTTCTGGCCCTTCGCACCCGCAGTAAGAATGTCCTGCAAGCCCAACATCGACTTGCCACTCTGGGCGCTGAAGATTTGAGAGTTAGCCGTGTCAAAAGCACCCTGCATCGCCTGCGTGGTTTTAGCTTCGATGAGCTTAATAGCCCGATCAGAAGCCCGGTTTTCCATCTCCTCGACATGGGAGATCACGATGGGTACCGCGAGGTACGACCAATCGTAGATGGCGGCGGTGATACCGTCGATGCGATCCGTTGCCAGAACATCGTAGGTGTCGAACCACTGACCACCCTGAAGTGCGTACATGAGATCCTCTTGGATCTGCTTGCCGCCGTTCTCGGTTTCGATCATACCAGACTTGCGGAACTCGCCAAGGGTCGGATATGAGTCCGAGATATTGTCGGTCAGTCTCTTGCGCTTGGCTCGCATTGTAAGCGTCCATAGCGCATCAAAACTTTCCGTAGAACTGGAATTGGGAACGGCCATTACCGTTACTCCTCTAAATTATGAATCAGTAGCTTCTGCCCTGAAAGCCCGGTAGGGCCTCCACTTGGGCCAGAAGATCCGACTCAGACAGTGGCGCTCCGTCAGAATTGTCAGTCACCACCCCCGCACCCGCAATAGTGCGCTTGGCATCATTGCGAGCATTTCTGTCCCGTGCCTGTGCAGCAGTCTGGGATTGGTTATCACGGCCCGATAAGAGGCCAAAAGCCTCTGTAACCGAGAATGCCTTGCCGGATGCTGGGTTACGCTGTTTCATCAGCGCGTGTATCGCATCCTTATTGGCACCATAGAACTCATCCACAAATCCACTGCCGTGAGATTGGCGGAGTTCTTGCACCTCAGTGTCCAGTGTTCCCGCTTGCTGTTGAGCCATCATAGCGTACATCTGCTGCATGGCAGTAGCTGCGTTCTTCTGAAAAGCCTGAAGTTGCTCCATCTGTTCGCCAAACTTACGACTCACGATCTGATCCATCACATCAATAGATGCTTCATCGCCGGGCGTGTAACCATCCGCAGAACGTATATTCTGCTTCAGGTCGTGGTACGGGTCATTCGATTCGGGTCCGTGGATGGCCTCCCTGACTGCGCTCCCCACCTGCTGGGCCGTATTGTTGTTCTGCTGCGAGGCAGCCTGTACAGCCCTGATCTGGTTTTGAAGCTCGGAGACTTGCCGGTCAGATGCGGCCTGACGACTACGCATCCACGCTTGTGCTGACTTCCACTCCTCTGGAAGCGAATTAGTATCCCTCTGCAAGAGATCCTGCGGAGAGATTTGGGACAGATCCGCACTTCCATTCCCGCTTGTCGCCTCAAACTGAGTATTCGCCGCTGCGGGGCCGTTCGTACCCTCATCGGAATCTACATCTACAAGGTCTGCGCCGAGGTCGAATCCCCCGCCAGCCTCTCCCGATGTTGCTTGGCTTTCCTCGTCCAACGCGCCACTGGGCGTTAGTTCGGTCATCTGTGGTTACTCCTTTGCATCGTCTGGAGAGGATATCCATTCTGCGGCAGGAAGCGAGTCTTTATCCGTCCCCGGCAGAATTTCAATGTCCTTATCCAAAGCAGATAGTGCCGGTGCATGGTCATCGGCGCGGTAACATCGTGACCCTCCCACCGGATCGGAGGATTCAATTACGCCGTATTTCTTTAATAATGCTTGCTTATGGGATCTGGACTCAACCACTTCTCCAAAACATGGCTCATACTTCCCATACATAGAAGAGTTAGTAGGGTGTATGAAGTTGGTTGTATTCCAAAGCCTCATTGCTTTCTGGTTACACTCAGGACAGTCAAGAGTGTTTACTATAGACTTCTTGCTGGTAAAGCAATGCTCCCAACTATAATTACACTTTTCGCACTTAAAGTCAATAAGGGTTACAGACATTATTTCTTCTCCGACTCCCTATTGAGCCTTGAAAATTCTTCCAGTGATTTTACCGGCCTTCCTTTATGTTTTAGCCTAATCCGCACTTTGGGCCTATCCTTAGCCGGAGTTTTGTGGGGTTCCTTTTGTAAGGTATTCACTTTGAACCACCGTTCAATTTAGTTTTGGTCGGGGTTAGCTACAGCCCCGCTCTGGGAAATCTTCTGAGCATCTGACCTAACTTTATTGATTGTTCCCGATGCCATTTCCATAGCTGGATTTCCCCCGCTCCCGTTAGCCCCTGCCGCATCCTGCATGGACGGAACAGACTTGCCGCCACCACCAGTGGCTTGTTGTTGTAGTATCTGTTGGTGCATCTGGATGTGTTGCTGTACCATCTGGATGACCTGCTGCTGCATCGGTTGAGGCAACTGCATAAATGACTGGTCTTCCTGTATGGATGGATGGGCCTGAATGTGGAGGCGATGGTTTTGATTGGGCAGCACCTGAGCTATCTGGGCGCTTCCAAGCATTATAGAAGCAATCATGGTCTGGTTTTCCAGTTGGGCAGCCCGTATAGCCTCTTCATTTACAGCCATACCCAGTATCTTCTCTTGATTAGGCACCCGGAAGCTGCGAAGGATCATCTTGATAACCTCTTCGCGGTTCACCTCTGGTAGCTGTATTAGGTAATTAACCAGCGCCAGAGTCTCCTCTCTCTCTAATTGCTCGGTGAGAGGCTGCATAGACCCCGGAACAACATTGACCTTAAACCGACTCTTGAAGATATCGGCGGTTACAGCCTGAATGACCGGATCGTTCTCATCTTTCCCCATGTTAACTAAAAAATCTTCGGGGGTATATCTTTCATCCGCCATTATTCTCAATGTATTATGGGCGACAGTTTTGAAGACATCCGCTATGGCAGATTGCATCCATTCGCGGTTCAGTTGCCCAAAACCAGCGATGAGGGAGGATTCAGTTGCCGTCCTCGCAGGACCGCCGCCCAATGCCATCTGGGAAACCTGAAGAATCTGCTCTTCGTAGTTCCTCATATCAGACTCAAGGCCAAGCTGGTCTGGGGGCAGCGCATCCATGGGCATACCCCTAAAAGCACTGTTGGGATCTTCAACCCATGCAACTACCCCATCTTCACCCTCTCTAATACGATCTTCAAGGCCCTCATTGCGTTCTCGCTCTTGTCTGCGGCCCAGAATAATCCTCGCACCCCTCTTAACATGGTCTACTCGCCTACTGACCGACTCTGTGATTACCAACTGAGAGTCTTCAACATACGCCATGGGCGGCAACCCATAAAAAGCCTCTCCCGGCATATCCATGCGTAGTGGGATATACGGGAATCCTCCTTTTACGATGTAACCGCCCGTAGGCGTAAAGTTACCCGTTAATAGAGATCGTCCAGTCTGAGGGTCTACGCCCTCGGTTTCGGTTTCACCATCCAAGAAGGGGTGAGGGATCGACTCTATGGGCTGGTGTACGCCCTGTGCAAAAGTGTGGCGCATACGATGAGTTCGGTCATGTATCTCCCACAACATCGTCATCTTGCGGTTACCGACTGACTCCTTTAGCGCCTCAACCTCATCATTATTGCCAAGGGGAGATCCACCCATGTCCTTCAACATATCTTCATCCATGTCATCAAATCCGATTGGGTTGATTTTGTTGCGATTATCAAACCTCGGATCATTCTTCACAAACTCAACAGGCACCATAATCTTCTCAATAACATACTCAGCGTATGCGAGGCCCTGCGGAGGACAATTTGGATCTACAAAGATATTAAAGGGGGATATTCTACGGACAAACGGCATATCCTCGGCCATTGCGTCATTGGCTATATAAGGGGATATATTATCATCCCCAGCCGGGTTGTGGCCCATTTTGAGCCACCCCACATAGCAATAGAGAGAATCAAAGGTCTGCTGACGCACTTCCGGCATAACATTCATCATGTCGAATGCACTATTTGCAGTTCTTTGGTAAATCTCAGCAGCAAACTCTAAATTAGAGTCTTCTACGTGAAAAAAGACTTCTGGGTACTTAAATGTAACCGAAGCCATAATTTGTCGGGTGAGGGGGTAAAACCGAGACACTTTACGAGGCTTAACTTTGCCAAGCTGGAGATCCTTAAACTCAAGCGCATACGCCTTGAGTAACCTTCTCCATAGCCTGTGTTTGGGTTCGTAAAACTTCTTACAAGCCTCAATTTGATTGTGCCAGTACGTAGTGTCTTTAGTGTTCATATAAACTGGCTCGCCTTAAATTGCTCACGGAGGCCCTTTAGTACATTGTCTGCCTGAAAATTCACTATCTCAGGCTCTATGGGCTTCTCGTAGGGTTTCCACGCATGAAGAGCAACGTAGCGCCACTCATCAGCACAATGGTCTTCGGCCCTTGTATCCAAGTCCTCGGCATTATTGTGGGCGCGTGGTAACTGAGGGACGGTACGAATAAAGTTCTCGTTCCATCCACCGTCAAATATGTGGAAGTTCTTTCTGTAAAGCAAATCCTTGCAAACTCGCCAGCCAGCAATCCTATCGTTATTGGCCTTAACAAGATAGAGGTCTTCGTCTGTAAAAAAGTCTGATGGTGCGCGGGAGTATGCTTCGGACAGTCTTCTTGTAACCCACATAGAAGGGTCGCTAAAAATAGCCTCTGGTAACCGGCCCTGAGTGAAGGGACAGGTTTCTATAAGATCACGAACTCCTCTGGCGTGTTCCGTGGCCGTTGCGTCCGCCTGATAGTACTCAGCAATACGAATAAGCCTATCGTCAAAATCCCGAGTGTACAGCCCAAAACTTGTAGGACTCGCTTCCCCATAATCCAACCCTCCGTAAATGGGCCAATCTGCTGGAATATCAAATGGCTCTATGTGAAGAGACTTATCATCCCACATTCCAAAATATTGACCAACAAAAGCATCCCAATCCCCATCCAGCCATGCTTTTACTAACTGCTCGTCACCATGAGCCTGAGAACGTAACCGGCCCTCGTAACCGGGGTCGTTGGTTACAAGTATCTTGTTGTCGGTTACACGGGAGGGTATAAACATCCGAGTCATATCAGATATATCATCCACGATAATCTTATGACCCTTTTTCCCCTCTCCCTCAATGTCAAAATACTTCTTAACGACCTGATGGCCCACTCCACCGGGGTTGCCAGTGCTTCTTATCCGCTTATTGGGTACATTGGCCGCACTTCTCAAGCAAGCCTTCATCATGTGGTAGTGTTTAAGGTTGCTCCATGTGGGAAGCTCATCAAACCCAATCCAAGTATACTGGTGACCGATATACTTGTCTGCATCTACCTCCGACTCCATGTGGCGTAACCGGAGGAAGGCCCCGTTGGGGAAGTGCCAAGTCTTGGTGCCTACGCGGTACTCTGATCCGGGGAACATCCCATAAAAAAGCTCCTTGCTCCTCATTTCTATTTCTTCAAGGTCAGGGAAGTTCTTGCGAAACAGAATGCCGCGCCATGCACTCCCGTACTCGGTTACATCTGAAGCAAAGTCTCCAAGTAGAAAATCCGACTTGCCTCCACCTCGCGCTCCGCCAAAAAATAGCTCATCCACAAACCCCGCCGTACGTATCGCGGCCTCTTGTGGGCCAGATTGGGGGGTCCAAGTGGATTCTGGGTTAATCATTCGCGGCTCTTGCCAGTGTTTTTAGGGTGTCCCTATTGCCATTAGATGGAGGACGGTCCTCTTCTCCAATCCATTGCTCAAGCTGACCTGCGCCAAAGAATAATGGGGCAAGAACCATTGCTGCACTGCTCCCGCCGCCCGATTCCCCCTTGACTTTCTTAATGTGGTCTACCCACTCAGACACTTTGTCTACCCATTCCGAGTCGAAGACCTCCCAGTGGTGGGCAGCCCCTAAAGCGCCAATTTTTTCCTGATGAGTGTAGGGTCTTGGCTTTGTTTTCTTGTCTTTTGGTTTTGTTAGTAATTTATCTAAGTTTTCAAAGGTTTTTGGAAACATTATTCGCGGTGGGACAGCTTCTTCTAATCCACCAAGGTAGCTTCCCGGTATCGCCGTATCATACGACCTATGGAGAGATGGAACCCCTCCCTCATCAGACAATTTTCCGTGGGGGTCTACTTTAAACATGGTAGTCCCAGCATCGCCCCTGTTTAGCCGCATCAATTCGGGCTTAGTCACCGCCTTTAAGACATCGTGGTACACCGGGAACCCTATGTTTCTAAATTCAGTACCAAACATTAGCTGTACTAATAGCTTCCTTAAGTTTCCCGATCCGTGTCGTGGATAGTCTTTAATCCCCAATAGCTGATCCAAGGCATCGGGGTGGTCGAGGCCCACAAAGTGGGGCATTTCTTTAGTACCTTCTTTTCGATCTTTATTGAATTTGTCTATTTCAGCATTAACTTTAGTGTCAAATGTTTTAATAGACTTCTGTGGTATCCCTATAGCATCTAACTGCCCAACCATTGACTCAATTACTGGTGTTGAAAAGTCCACTCCTCTCTCCCCCATCACCGTAAACACCCCTACTGGAGATTTATTAGTTTCCTCAAATGCAGAAATCACGTTGTTGAGCTTATTTCGCGCTATTCCCCTATTAGATGCCCATGCCGCGCCGGGTTGTATTATTATTGGATAATCTTCGCCCCCTTGAAGGGGAACTGGACGATCCAATGGAACCCCACCCACCTGCGTTAGCTCGCCCCCAGCCCTTGAGCGATCCGCCATAAAAGGGACTCCAACCATTCCTTCAAGATCCTCTGGTTGAAGAGTCGTACGTGATATGGGGGGCAGCTTGTCAATTATTGTCTCTCCGCCCTCCCTAAAAGCCTCTCTTCTCCTCACACTTGGATTACTAAGTGTTTTTTTATGGACCTGTGGGGTAACGTCAAACAGAGACTTCGTATCGTCTGCTTTTGCGAGTGTTTTTAATGTGTCTTTAGGTTGAGAAATCTTTGTTATCATGGCCCCAGACCCACTTAAAGAGGAGCCTATAGATACCACGCTAAAGTCCTTACCTAAAGATTCTTGCAAATAATCTATTAACTCTTTTTGAGTAAATCCTTTTTGGTAGGTTCCATCTCTTGTTATAACTGATGACTTTTCTGGCCCAACAGACCCACTCGGAAGTGCTGTTAAGACAGCATTTGGAGTCCTTGCCGTAACAATAGCAGTCCCTCCGGGGGAAAGAACTCGGCCAATCTCACTTACTATTTTATCCCGATCTTTTTTGCCCACCACATTCAACACAGAGAGACTAACCAGCCTTGGATAGCTATTGGTCTTAATCTTCTTAGAACTCTCATAGTCTGGAACAAACCCCTCGCGTGGATTTGGCTCTAATGTGTCGTACCCCAACTCAGTACGGGAAAGCCCTAATCCTGCTCCATAATCCAACGTCTTACCTTGGGGATGTATCTTGTTTAGTAAATTATCTGCCTTAATGTATGTACCCAGTGTGTTTGCTCGTTGTGTTTTTTGCGAAGCAGATGGATCGGGTAACTTTGCCTTAGATGCTCTTTTAAGCAACCCAGATGCTGCTGCCCCCAAGCCGGTAACATCGCCCAACTGAAGCGACTCAGCCAGCTTTAAGGGCATATCGTCTTGGGTTATAGCAGCCCCTATCCTACTGAGAGCTTTCTGGGGATCATCAATAGCACCCATGATAGACTCGGTTACCGCATCCGTCATCCCACTTATCTGGGGTTCTCGCATCTGAAGGAGGCTGCCCCAGAAATCAGCCGTGTTAGCAGATAACTGGCCCGGAAGGGCAGCCATACGGCCCAAGGGGTTTTGGGAGGTTACATCGGGCCGTATAGACCTGCCAAGACCCTGAAGGGAGCGACCAGCCCTCGCAGGGAGGTCAGGAGCGCCCCCCTCCACAAGCTGAGAGTAAGAAGGAGTAGATCGGGAGGCCCTTTGGGACATAAGAGCCTGAAGAAGCTCTTGAACAATAAGATCCCGATGAGTTTGGACACCACCACCACCACCACCACCTAAAAGACCCGGATCGGCAGTGCCAGTATAATCATAAACTGGGATTGGACGATTCATCTACCTCAACGCTTTCCGCCAGCGAATTTGTAACCTCTACACTCTCCGCCTCTACCATCTGCTTGTTTTGAGATACCCACTCATCATAACTGTTAGCCCTCGGAGGCAGGTTGGGACCAGCCGCAGCATGGGCAATCTCCCCAGATACCGAGTGGGTTACACCACCCTGAACCTGAAGAGTCATCGGGTGGTCATCTCCCACCTCCGTGCGAATCTCCTTCAAAATCTTGAGCTTTAACTCCGTACGGTGGGACGGAACCTGATCAAAGAGCAAGCTCAGAGCTTTTACCCGCTCCTTACGGTCAGCTAACTGGATGTCCTCAAAATTCTCCTTGTACATCCGTAGCTGACGCTCATACTCGTCCTTAAAGTACTCTTTGGCCTTCCACTTGTAAAGCGTCTGACGGGCCACCCCAAGCGTATCCGCCAACTCACTCATGCCCTTGTGGGGGTCGTAGCGCCAGAGAATCATTAACGTGATGCACTGGAGTTGGACCTCATTACACCGCTCAGATGGCTTAGTCCCTCTGTTTGGAGACACTGAATAACCCTCCTATAAATACCAACAACCTCTCAATAGCCGCCGCATCCTCCGCACAAAGCAACTCAAGAAACTCCTCAACCCTATGATCAATAATCAGAGTACCCTTACTCAAGCATCTCCTCCCAATCTCCAACACCCCTCTTCGCCTCTAAGACCAAAGCATCCTTCACCCGCGACTCCTCCATCTTACGCAACTTAGATAAAACAGAGGAAGCACTAAAGACCCCATCCTTAGAGATCCACTCCGGGGAAGGATCACCCAACACCACATCCATCGCTGGTTGCGAAAGGCTGGGGAACCCCACGGAAAGACCGCTCAGGGCAAACGACAAGGCACGGGACTGAAGTGATGAAGAAGTATCCATGTGGGGGTAATATAGGCAATTTGGTGTAAAATAAAAAATTGAGTGGGGGCTGTATAGCCAAAGCTTAAGACGGATCGACGGATCGGGTTCACCTGATGACACTCACCAGTGTGTGTGGGGCCACCCACCAGTGAGTGTACCCCACACCCCCTTGTGTGTGTGGTGACACTGTTTGGTGTACGGACACCCACTGGTAAGTGTGGGGTCTGGTTCCCGGCGGTTACAGCATCGGGTTCGATTTGTAGCCGGGGCGGTTACGAGAAACGATGGGAGCGGTTACGGGATCGGGGCGGATCAGTTACGGGAATCTGTAGCCGTGTTGATTGGGTAGGCTGGTTACACACCGTCCCGGTCGCACTTCCACATCGCACTGGCATCGTGGGCCTATCGACCTACTGGACTCCTCCAGCATCTACCCACAAGACCAACCCTACAGTATACCTGCTCTACCCCCTGTATCTATCCCCAGTGTTCAAGCCTCGTAGTCTAACGCCTGATTTCCCCCCAGAGAAACGCCGGAAATGGGTATCTAATGGACGATCTCGTATAAACTGGGGTCCACACTCCTCTTTGAACGGTTGGGGCTTAGAGGGCCGTTTCCGGGCCTCAGAATGGATTTGGGGCAATGCGAGTGGGCGAGAGGAGGGCAAAAGGTTGGCCGTAGGCCCTTTGGCTTGAGCGAGGCTGGATTTGGCGACAATGGAAAGCCCCCCTACCCGGTTTTTAGGGCAGAGGGGCTTAGATCGGCTTAGAGGGGCCTTAGAATGGATCAGTGGTCGAAGAGGTCAGCCAAGAGCGAGGCTATACCCCCGACAATCATCACTCCGCAATACGCGATGGCTGCAATCTCAACCAACCCCATCTTAATAGTCCTCGTCCCATCGCTCACCGCAAATGGTCGGATCGAACCAATCCGGTGCAACCTCCGGTAGGGGGTTGCCCTCTTCCTTGGTCGAGTGGTCCAGCACCTCAGCAGTGGGATAGACTTCGATCGCAGTCTCCAGCGCCAGGAACGCATCGACAAAGGTTCGCTTGGGCAGCCCTTCCAACACGCTGCCCTTCTCGTATGTCCCATGCTCTATAACGTGCCAATCAATCCCCACCGAGCCACTGGGGGTTGCTGGCTCAATCGTCAACTCTCTCCGCTTAGTCAGTCCCATGAGTTACTCCTCCTCGTTAGTGGGAACGTAGTATAACGCCAGATACATCGTGTGCGAGGTGATGCCATCCTCGAAGCACCCCTCGCAAAGTCCATCCTCCGACAATAGCTCCTCCTCCTCATCCTCTACGACTCTTTCACAGGCGATGCAATTCTCCATGCTACTCCTCCTTCTCAGGGAATACCTCTGCAAAATGCCGCTCAATCTCAACTCGCAGATCGTAGAGTCCCGCCATATCGTCCACTGCACAACAGGCAATCTCAAACAGCCGCCGCTTCAGATCCTCAACCTTGGGGTGGCCTTTTTTACCCATCGCTTCCCATGCACTATCCATCTCCGGCATGTATTTGCGTTTCATCTCTATCTCCTCTTAATGAGTTTGTAAATAAGCAGCACCAATGCTGCGAAAACCTCCACCTCAGACCTCTACTTCGATCAGGTCGCCAGCAGCAGCGATCACGGTTTCGAGGGCGACCTCTTTCGTCCCACTGGTCGAGCGATCCGGTGCCGGGATCAGGATATCCCAATCGTCAGCTTCATCGTCTGAGATCGCGTTAGGAGTGCCGTATCCCCAACCAAGGGTACTCTGGTCTTTTGCGTCCAGTAGTTCGATCCACCTAAAGAATAGCCGCCGAAAAAACGCCGGGTGACATATCGCATACGCCATCCGGTCTACATCCACATACTCTTCACTACTCTTAACGACTACGTTACAGGCCGCAGTTAGCCGGGGATCGTAACCCCCCGACAACCGGAAGCAGCTAACCAACTCTACAGCGTAGCCAGCAGCTTCCATCGCATCCAGCAACGTCAGCACTGCACCCCCCATGTTGGTGGCGTATTTGGCGTTATTCCCGGCATGGTAACAGCCAGCAATGCCGATCCGCAAAACAGGTCTGGCCTCCTCATCCGACCAGCCCATCATATTCTCAGGATTGCCCGACAAGAACTCTGGAATGTCGGGCGACATCCCGGTTACGTCCCACTCGTAAGAAGGGGCACCCAAGTCGAGCAGTTGCCGGGTGGCAGCCCGAACCTGAGCAATCGCTTTGCTGGCCTTCGGGTAACCAGTAACCCCCATCTCAACCGCACCCTCCCAACCAGCACCCAAGTCCCAACTCTTCGAGGCACTCGTCAGGCTACCGGGATCAGAGGCATACATACCCTCCGGGTTGGGAGGGGTGTTGGACATCTCGCTGACGAAATCCCAATACCCATACGTCTGGTATACGTGGCGTTCCTTGCGATCTCCCATGGTTACTGGCCCTCCGTTTCAGCCTTAGCTTCCTTGGCCTTGGCTTCCTCTTCGATCCTCCTCATCTCCTGACGAATCTGGCGGATCTGGCCGTCATCAAGACCGGAGAAGAGATACCTTTTCTTCCGGGCTGTGGTTAGTTTCTGGCCGCTCTCAATAGCCCTAACTCCCCGGCGACTTGCTCTCATCGAAACAACCCGTTCCTTCCTCAGATTCTCGACCGCTTGACGGGTCAACTGGACCTCATCAATCCACTCCCGTCTGCGCTTTGAGAATTTGTCTTCAGCCCCATAGCCAAAGATCGCCTTTTCGTAGTTCCCATCATACCCACACTCAATCTGGACAAAGCGGTCCAGGCTGGCTTGGTCGAGTGCATTACGACCTACGTAGAGACGGGAGGCCCCGGTGCCGTAGGTGTTCATACTCGCTACTACGAGGTGCCTGTCAGTCAACTCGACTACAAGACCGCCGGGAAATTCGACCGACCTATTGTCGAGAAGCTCATGTAAGGGGGTGATCGCTTTCGGTAGGCTGCCATCCAACTCATCGAAATTCAGCACCCCCCCGTTGGGGTTGGTAGCCCAGCGATACATCGCCGTTATAGCCCTCTCACCTTTGGCATCCAGATAGCCAAGTGTCTCGTGTTTGGAGAAGATCGCTCCATGGCTATAGTAGTCCAAGCCAAGGGCCTCCGCAGCCTTCCGCGCAGCACTCGTTTTGCCGCTACCCGCCGGGCCAATCAACACCACATTCTCCAGCAAGGAAAGTTCCTCCAACATCTCACCGAATACCGAGTGGACGGGACCGATGGACTCGAAGTCGATCTCGTCAAATCCGGGGAAATCCGCTGGCGTGTAGCCGGGACCAGCGGGGGCCTCCTTACGCTCTTTTTCTAACCGAGAGATAATTTCCCGGCACTGCTCGTAGACGGGCAGCCACTTAGACCGCTCGTCCCTCTCTGTTTCCCTCCCGATGGCTTTCCCCATCTCCTCCCAAGAGGAGTCCATCGGCGTATCCTCCCGGCCTTCGATGCCGGGTGCCTCCGGGGGGGGTGGCATCTCAGAGGGCTGACCGCCCTCGCCCTCGCCCTCGCCCTCTTCTTCACCGTCACCCTCTCCCTGCCCTTGGCCGCCCTCACCCTCTTTGCCCTCTTCGCCCTCTTCATTATATTGGCCTTCGCCCTGACCTTCCTCCCGACCTTCTTCGCTCTGACCTTGGCCTTCGCTCTGGCCTTTGCCCTCTTGACCTTCCACTTCGATACCTCCTCCGGTTTTGTCCTCGTGTTGACGATCCGATTCTGGCATATCGCCCTCTGGATCAGTTCCGAATTCTTCCTGACCCGAATCACCTTCCGTTTGGCGGCGGCGATAGGCATCCTGGTAATGCGCCCCACACATCCCCATCTTCCCGTTGTCCTTCCGCTCTGCACTGCGGGTGCAGCCCTCAATGTTGCAAATTCGCTTGCTCAATTTCTCTCTCCCGTGAGAGGTTATTTTCCCGGCCAGCCGGGTGCTGGTCGGACTCACAATATAGGTAAAGGGACTACGATATGCAAGCGACAATTTATCGACCGTCAAACTGGGGGGTCAATTAATCGTCACTTCCCCGACTTTGAACGGCGGTTCAAAATCTCGTAACCACATCTGGAGATTCTTGTAACCACTTCCTAAGAATCTTGTAACCGCTTCGGCTCCGGGTGCTGGAAAATCTCGTAAGTCGTATCTTTTGTAACCATGGCCCCGGTCTTGCTGTAACCGGATTTCTCTGAAACCACACACACCAGTGAGCGTTACATACACACACCAGTAAGTGTAACAACACACACCAGTGAGTGTGGTTACGGGCGGTTACGGGCGGCTCGGCGGGCGCGGCGGGGCGGCGGGGGCCGGTGCGCCGGGGTGGGAGGTTAGGTTGATAGGCGGATATTCCAAAAGTTTGATAGAAGAAAATTCCAATTTATTTACCAGACAACTTGACAGGTCGATCTCGTTTTGTTATACTTATATATACCACAGGCAAACTGCCAGTGGGGTACCCCCATAGAGGAGGATAGCAATGGGCAATATCACAGAGAAAGGGGTCGCCAAGATGGATTGCGCGATCTGCAAGGCTGGCATTCAGCCCGACCCTATAAGTGGATGGAAGGAAGGTCATAACGCATGGCCCCTCGCAGATGGAAGGTGCTGCGATAACTGTAATAATACAGTAGTTGGAGCAAGAATCTTAATGCTAAAGGAGGCAATGGATAATGAGTAAAGAGGGCGGGAAAAATAAGGAACTGACCGTATTTGAGGTTATGAAGAAGCTGTCTGAGAGTGACGCTTTTGTTATTACTACCTTCAAGCATCAGGAGGAGGAGGAAAACTCAGTTGAGGTTTCTATGAGTACTGAGGGCAGTGAAGAGGAAGTGGCATTTATTATCGCTCAAATACTCCACAAGTGCCACGACCTAACTCCCTTGATTGGAAGATTCATAATGGAACAGATCAAGGAAGACGAAGAAAAAGCCAGCAGTGAGGTCATCATCGACCAGAGAACTGAAGACAAGGGAGATAAATAATGCAACACAACATAGAGGGTATCACCCAACATATATCCAGTGCGGAAGAGTATATTGTATTGGCGAATGCCCCCGATGGTGAGGGGGGTGAAGTAAAGTCCCATCTATATATAAATGGAAGGGCCGACAAACTCGCGGACCTCATAGCCCAAGTCTTTAACCATCACCCCCAAATATTCAAGATAATGATGGACCGCCACCAGCCTGAAGAGGTGAAGAAGATAATGGAGATATTGGGGGGCAACACCTCTGACTTTGGCGAAGAACTCAACGAAGAGGAGGAGGGCGGTGAGGAAGAGGAAGAGGAGCCTGAGAGGTCGGGTGTAACCACTGACTCTACGCCTCCGGTTTTATTTTCAGAGGAAGACATGAGGAGCTTGATGACCGACATTGGGATAGACCTTAAGTCGGGAGGCAATAACAATGACGGGAAGTGAGATGAAGGAAAAGAGGATGGAGATTGATGAAATGACCCAAAAGGATTTGGGGTTCGCCCTTGGACTGTCGGAAAGGACAATCTCAAGGTACGAGACAAAAGAATCAATCCCCAAGTGGCTGGCTGTCGCTATGCACGGACTCGCTTTCAATGCTTCTGTTCGTAAATCTATTTGTGGGTTCTAAATACAATTAACCCAGTGGAGAGGAACCCCCTGCCGATGCCTTGTCGGTAGGGGGTTTTCTTTTGTCCAGTGCAGCCACTACGATTTTACCATCAAGGCCAGAGTACTCCATAAAAGGATTGCGCTCGTAGAGTAACTCTTGACGGATCATCTCAATCTTGCGCTCCACTTCCTCCCTATCTTCAGCGTCCTCACCATCCCTCATCATTGTGTCTGTCAGTGCATGGTACTCCTGTACTGCTTGGTGTAACACCCCACAGCACAACCGGGCGTAGGGGTCTAACATATTCCCCCACTTCCCGGTGCGGTTACTATGGTTACGCCTGTTCGCTTCCACTGTCTTCCTCGACCCGGCGATGAGGGCGGCGGTCTTTTAGGTTCTTGTGAGCGCCAAGCCACCACTCAACTTGATTGTGGTCTTCCTCGGTCCAAGGATCGCCCACCTTCTTCTTGCTGTAACCAATAACCTCTCGGGCCGCCGAAGAGAATGGCTTAGGTTGCGGCTCTGGGGTGTCCTCTTCTGGTTGCTCAGGTAACTCCTCTCCCCTTGGGGATTGCAGCATTTTCCTGACATGGGACCACCGGATCTGGTGCTTTGGAACATCCGACAGAAACTTTTCAAGGCCACCCTGCTCTGTAACCTGACGATAGAATTGAAGCACCCAGTACAGTGTGCGCTCGCCAACGCCGATGTCCTTGGCGATCATGGGTATCAACTGCTGCCCATAGGCGTGGGGTTCATACAGGCCCGATACGGCAATGGCCTCCCCCATGTCATACTTCGCCTCTACTTTTTCCAGTTCAATTCTAAACGCCCTCTCAGTTGCTATCGACTGCAACTCTGAAACTAAGTGCGAATACTTGGCCTCTCTCGTTGCGCTAACCTCTATGCTTTCTTGTGGGGTAGGCAACTCTGATGGTGATGGTGGTGACATTCGCCAGCCTTTCGATTTGGTGAAGTGTGGTGGTTACTGCGCCACGATCTCGCCGGGGTGTACTTGTAACCGGTCGGCAATTCGTTGCAGGGTTGTGGAGTTGAACGGTTTTCCATTGAGCAACTTGTTCAGGTAGCGGTAGTCCATCTTTAATTCTTCCGCGAGCTTTGATTGGGATCTTATTCCATCCTTCTTCATTTGCTCAATCACTGTGTCCTTGTCTATTCGTGCCATTTCGCCCCTCGCTTGATTAGCAGTTATTCCAAAATTAGTAGCTTGACCCTATAATATAAGGAATAGTATGGGGATGTACAACTATACACTTGACATAGGAACAACATTACCTATATTATATATTATCCTATAACCCATACACCATTCCAGAGGAGGAACACAATGCCAGCAACCATTAAGATCCAGCAAGCCCCAATGGAGGTCACGTTTAAATACGGGAACGTGACTCGCTCTAAGTCCAAGAGGGGAGGAGCCGACTACTTCACCTTCGATTGTGAGCAGGGAAGGATAAATGCAGATGGCAAGTTGGGGGCCGCTATTGCCGGGAACTGGGCGGGTCGTGGAGGATCTGCTAAGATTTGGAAAACTGAAGATGGTGAATATGAAGTGGAAGTAACCGACCCCGCAGAACGTATCTACGATCTGGAGATGCGGCAATGGGACGATAATGCAAATGGATTTGAAACCATCGACATGGACTTTGGGGTTGATGGCGGCAAGAAAACCCCATCACCCGATAAGCCGAAGGCCCACCAGCCAGCATCCAGTGGATCAGCTAAGACCTTTGAAGGGTACTCTGAGTTAATGGCTAAGTGCCTTGAGGTCGCAGTGGCTATTTGCGGAGAAGAGGTAACCGAGCAGCAGCAGAAAATTGCGGTGACATTGTTCATGCAAGCAGACCGCAAGGGCATCACCGCAGAATCTATCGGAGGAGAGTCCTCTGATAACACACCGCAGGTCCAAGAGGAGGATAATAATGCGGAAACGAATGAAGAAGATGAGGATCTCCCATTCTAAGGAAGAGGCACCCAAGGGACTTCCAATGACCACCCCTGATGACAGGCAGCCACCTGCTCCACCCATAGAAACTGGGGGATGGGAAAACCTTGATGAGATATCGGACCTCATGGGTATTCTACCCCAAACCATAATAAGCTGGTCAATCCATGATAAAGATTGGCCCTGTGGTCCTATATTCAAGGAGGTTGTTGGGGGCAAAGAGGCTGGCAAAGAGAGGAAAGAGGGTAATACCTTTAAACGATACTGGCTTGCTCCGGGCAGCTTTGATTTAATAGTTCGGGTCTATCCCAAAAAAGTAATGACCTGCGTAAGTAAACCAGAGTTGGCAGAAGAAAACGCAGCATTAAAAGATAGACTCAATGACCTTGAGTTGATGGTATCGGAGCTATTAGATAAATCCAAGGCTTGACAGCATAGGATTTATAACTACCTTACCCCTTCAGTCACTAAACGCTGAAGGGGTATTTTTATGTCTGTCAGTGATGCGAAGTCGATTGCGATGTCCTTAATAGATGAGTCCGACTCTTTTATATTGGTTACAAGGATTGTGTCGGATGAGGTAGTAGACGAAAGCGTTGATGGAGAGTCCGAAGATGAGGGTCAGGAGGTAAAGTATAAAGCCTATTTAATGGCCCACCCTAACCACTCCGTTGAAATGATAGAGTACTTATTCGACCGATTCCCGAAGATCCCCAAGGCAGTCATAGAGCTTAGGGGGGAGGAAATGAAGGAGAAGAAGATATGGGTGCCGGAAGAGAGGTAACTGTAACCCTCCATGGTTACATACCCACCCTTAATGAGTACATAAACGCCGAGCGGACCCATCGGCTCAGGGGGGCAAGGATGAAGAAAAGGGCTGAGAGTGACTTGATTGCCCAATTTTTATCCCATAAAATCTCCCCCTTTGATTCGGTACACCTTGGTTACAACTGGGTTCGACTCCACAAAAGAGAAGACAAAGACAATGTTTCTTTTGGTCAAAAATTTGTACAGGATGCCATGGTTAAGTCTGGGGTGGTCAGTAATGATGGGTGGAATAAGGTGATAGGGTTTGATCACAATTTCTCTGTTGACAAGTCCATTAAGAAGCCTAAATTGATACTCACCATTAAGAGCGGTGTGGTGGAGGAGTAGTAGTGTGGTGATGTCTTGTCCTTTCCTATGGTTCGGGGAGTGAGACATAGGAAGGGCCATAGGGGGGGAGGGGCGAATGGCAAAGGACAATTCGGTCTTACTTGCCATGGGGAGCGTCCCTCCCACTAACCCCTTGACAGTTGAATGATAATTGTATATATTAGTACAAGTAGCCGATAGGGTGTCGGTTCAAAAGAGAAACGGTACTATAGTGGAATATAAAAATTTGGCCCCTCTTGTGGCCCCTCACGATGGCTTCGCTTCCGCAACCTCCTCGCGGACACTGGGCCGCCGCTTTCTCTCCCATTTACTTGGCAATCGAATGGGTTTCTTGAGGGTCATCCCGCACAAGATGGGGCCTTTTACTTTCTCTTTGATGGGGGTTGCAACGACCAAGGCATCAAAGAGGTCACACTTCCTACCTTGGGGCGCGACTACAGGAAGATCCCGGCTGAAGGCACCGAGGGATAGTCGCACGGTGGGCAGATACATCGTTTAAAGTAGGGTGCAAATTCCGAGTCACTGCCTGACCGGAATCGACCGATGCGGGGAACTCGTCCGAAAGGGGCAAGTTTAGCCGCGAGGGGAGCAGACGATCCACTGGCTTGATATAGGCCGGGGCTAAAGGATCGCTGTGCTTCCCTCCGCGAAGAATCTGAACCGAAGGGGCAATTTAACCCACAGGAGGTAAGGGATGAGCCAAAAGTTCACCGTCAAGAACCCCGACCAGCTACGGTGCGTCCTCGTTGACGTTGGCGTAGATGAGGATGCAATTGATAGGATGGTTGTTCAAATCTCCGATGACCTAAAAAGCACCGGAGAGGTCTTTCTATGGGATGGAAAGGGAGGATTTGAAACTATCACCAACCACGCACTTGCCGAGAGGAGGGTAAAACATGGAACGCTCAACGGAAAACCAAAACCGTCCAGAAAACGCTACAAGTAAAGACTACACCCTTGAAGAGAAAAAAGAATCACTCCACGATAGCCTCAACCCATCAAAGGAAAAGGCCATTGCCGAACTGTTCAAGGTCTGCCCTGAGATAACCCAAGCCGTCAAGAAAAACCTTGGCGACACCACAACGCTATGGTCCCTTGCTGCACTGGGTAGACTGGCAACTCGCCCCGACTTGTTTGAGCTTGAAATACGGATCGTTTGCGATGTGTTGCGCCAGCGTGTGCTTTCTGGAGTCAATGGGGATGTAGAGCATTCTAAGGTATCTGAGAACAAGAAAAACACACCAACCCTTGAGCAAAAGATAACCCTTGGGTCATTCCCAGAAGATTGTGGGAGGACAATGAAGAATAAGCTGAATGAGATGGGGTTTGCTTATAGTAAGAAGTTAGGATGGTGGGCTTGGGAGAGTAAGGAGCGAATTGAGTTTGTGGATATGATGAAGAGCGATGGGATGGTAACCCAATCGGAGCTTATCAATGTCTTCTAATCTAAACTTTACTTTAAAAAAAGGACGGGTGTATGAGGAATGGTACTGCGCTTGTTCCTCATGCCACAACCATAGCAAGGTTTATTTCCGTCAACGCAATAGGTGGCCTGAAATAGCACCCATAGACACAGAGCATCGCATGGAACTCCACGGTAATGAATACCACCGGGTAGAGTTAATGCGAATATTCAAACCAGAGAGTGATATCCACACCTCCTTTGAGGTTGTTCCAACCCACACGGAACATATGAGGGAGGTAGAAGAGAAGATGGATAAGGATATTAACGAGGCTCGAACCATAATAAGAGAGTTTAGAAAATCCAAAACAAAGGAGGGATCACAATGAGTGGAGAAATTAGATCATTCCCTATACCCCAAGACTGGAAATCCGCCAAAGATGGTAAGGGCGCTATGGATATGCCTATATTTACCAAGATCATCAATGTTGGTTACAATGAGCATCAAGCCCTAATGGTTTGGGGCATTGTCCAAGACGGATGGAAGGACCAAGTGGCCCCCTATAAGTTTCAAATACGAAAAGATGGTGATAGGATGGAGGGGTCAGATACGACCAGCCAATTTGTTGGTATGGTGGATATAGATGGAACCAATCATGCTGTATTTTTTGGAGGATCTACGTCATAATGGACGAACTTAAGGAACAGGCAGTTCAGCATTCGTTTTGCAAAGAAACATTGCGCGAGGATTGGCCTTCGGGTAGGTGGCCCAACTTCTCCTTCGATGAAATGGCTTGTCGCCACACCGGGCTGTGTTATATCAGTTGGTTACTGATGGATCACCTACAGAGAATGAGGGTTGAGCTTGGCGCTCCACTCACGGTTACAAGTGGTTACAGGCATCCCACTCACCCAGTTGAAGCCGCTAAGTCGGGCGGTCCCGGCGCTCATGCCACAGGTAAAGCGGTTGATATAAAATGCCACGGCATACTGGCATGGAGAATCCTTGGGTGGAGAGGGCCAAGTTACATAGATCCAACCTTCTCTGGTATTGGAGTCTCTCAATCGGGACCGCAAGACCAGAGGTTTCTCCATCTCGACATCATCGACAAGCCAGAGGAATTTCATGCCCCCCGGCCTTGGGTCTGGAGTTACTAATGAAAAAATCCACTGCCATACAATTAAAAGACAAAGCGATTAAGGTGGGCAGGGATTTTAGTAATCCAGACAGAGAGCTTAATAAAACCGGAGAATCCTTTAAGGTTAAATCAATACGCCCACTGTCCGACCACATGGCAGCAGTGATTTACATTAAGAGCAGCAACAAGCTGGCGCTGGCCTTGTTTTACTATATTCCAGCCAAGGAGAGGTGGGAGTACTTCTTTCCCACCGACTCCCACATATTGGGCCTAAGTGGATTCACTGAACTAAAGCAAAAAGTAGAAGAGTTTAACTTTGATGCTAATTTTTAAAGAGCAAATGACTTACAATACCCCAGAGCTTGCGAATCTACTTGGAATACCAGTTAGGCTTCTCCAAACATGGCACAACAAAGGCTGGTTACTGCCCTCTATAAAAGAGGCTTCTGGTCATGGAACGAGAAGGATCTGGAGTCATAATGATCTTGAAAGGGGGCTTTTGGTAAAGCAATTAAGCCGCCTACTAAACCCGACTCTTGTTCACCAGATAACAGCGCAGTTCAAATCTAATTAAGGAGGGTTACATTAAATCTTGAACGGCCCGTTCAAAGTTAGGGCGGAACAAGAAAAGGCCCGACACTCAGAGGATAGGAGCCGGTGGCTGGCGGACACCGTGTAACCTTACCAAAGGATGTCGGGCCTAACTTATTACTCTTCTTCGGTTACTGGTAGTTCCTCGGCCTCCCCATTGGATGCCCCCAAATCCCTCAAAGCGGCCATGTAACCTTCCTGCTGCCGCAACATAGTATTCAGGTCAGCAACCTGCTTAGAGGCCGCGTTAAGCGCCCCTGCGGTCCTCTCATACTCAGCTTGCATCGCAGCAAGGCGCTCGTCTGTGGTCAACTCATTTCCTGCAAATTCAACAGGGGTGTCCGCCATTTGGTCCTTCCTTTCAGCTTAAGTGATTGGCGAAAAATTGCCGAACAGCGTTGATCGCTGCTGACAGACCCGCCACGACATAGGGAACTACGTCCGGGGCGGTTAGTGCTTCGGGCATGTAACCCGAATTTGATATAACAGAATAAGCAACTGCTCCCACTCCGCCAATAGCCACACCCTTAGAAGTCTTAGCTGCCTCCTGTTTTCCAAACCCTATACTAATATTGTTTTTAATAAAGTCTTTCACAATAGTTTTCTCCCGGCCTAATTTTATTTTGAGTTGGGGTGCATCGCTTTATAAGCCCAAGCAAACATCGAAGTCATCATAAAGGTCAGGGTGCTAACCATTGCTTCGTGCTGCCAGAACTCTTGAAACTTTGCTCCACCGATCCAAGTGTTACCTGCTTTACATAATTCATAAAACAGTGCTACTGTTACCGCTGCCCCACCCGACCAGTAACCAGCCTTACTTGCTTCCTCTTTTGCTTTTTGTTTCTTAGTTATTGTAACCAAGTCTTTGCGTACCTTCTTTACTTCTCGCACAGCTTCCTTCTCGCTTTTCCCTGTGCGCCTCAATGCTGTTTCAGTCGCCCCCTTCATCCGCTTACATTCTTGATAAGCATCCATTAGCCTATCGTAACACATCTTCAATTCCCCAAAACTCGCACACTCATCGGGGTTTTGAGGAAAGTTTCTATAGGGTCTTTTCATCTGTAAATTCTCGTTTTATCAGCAAGCCAATCATTAGTTTTATCTACTGATTTCTTGAGAGAATCAAGTCTTC